GTTTTCCCGCACGACTCCGGGCCGAACATTTCCACAATACGACCGACAGGCATTCCTTTGTCATAATCTCCACCAACTGCTTTGTTCAGTGGTGGAAAGCCCGTATCAAGCCAAATCTTTACGCCCTCAACTTTGTCGCTCGGGCCAATTGTCGAATTCAAAATATCTGCTAAATCTTTACTCACTGTTTTTACCTGTTAAATGGCGCAAGGAAATTGTTAAGGTCTTTCAGGATCGACATGAACGCCAACTCCCTACAAACCTCAGCAAACGGCTCTGAGTGAATTCCATTTGCTTTGGTAATCACAATTTCATTGCTTGGAATTTTTGGGGCGCGGCGCAAATCCATCAACTTCATATTCCGAGTGAACGACTCAGATGGCGCAGGGTATTCTTTACCTCTGTAAGTAAAAGGTTCATCATCTACAAGACGCATCAACGCTTTGCCGACCTTTGAAACCTTTCCACTCTTGACCAACTCGCGAAATGCTTTAACAGAGCCGTATTCAGCCATGAGAGCCTTAGCGGTGGTCTCTCCTATTGCGCCTACCCCAGGGATAGTGTCGGAAACATCACCCATCAATGCTTTACCCTCAACAAAAGCACTTGGATTTTTAAAGCCAGAAACTTCTTCAAACTGATCAAAGGTGACTATTTCTTTGTTCCGATGCTCATACCACTTTAAGTTAGGAGCCGTCAGAAGCTGCAACCAATCACGATCTCCGGTAACGAAGATGATCTCTGCGCCTTTAGCTGCATATGCGTCGCCAAGCTGACATGCTAGATCATCAGCCTCAAAGTCTTGATGCACTACCTGCGTTACATTCAGCATCGGCAGAATTTCTTGAACATGCTCACGCTGCTCACGCCAACGAGCGCGAATGTCATCAGTCGAACTCGACTTGCCACTTCTGTCTTTGTATCCGGGGAAAATGTCATATCGAAACTGAGCGTGGCCATCCCACAAAACGACAGGCTTTGCGCCTGGAAAACGGAAAAGCACATCGCGCAGAGACTTAAGAAAACCAATGATTGCTGTCGTCTCTTGTTGACCGGACATCAACTTGGTTCCATTAACCGCCGCGTATCCAACCGAGTTGGCGTCGATAAAAATGAACTTACTCATATTCTTGCCTAAGACTAGAAGGGGCCGTTTAAGGCCCCTTTTCGTTTAACCCAAACCTTCGAGCAATTCGTCAATATCCGACTCTGATATCGCGGCTTGTGGTACGGCATTAGCAACTTCATTCAGAGCTGGCTGTTGTTGCTGTTGTTGGTTCGGTGGTGCAGTCGCGGCCTGCTCCTGAGACGGAGGATTTACAGGAGGGTTTTCAGGAGCGGCAGAATTCGTAACCGTTTCAGGGATGTCCTGATTGATTACGGCAGCTTGCTGCTGACCCGATTCACTCGCAGGAGAGACGGTTTCATGCGAGAGTACAGGGGCTTGTTGCTGATTCTGATTCGCCAACTGCCCCACCGATTGTTGCGGAGCGCTCAGCAGGCCGATGCTGTTTTGAATAGCATCGAGACCGCGACTGATCTCCGTCTGAATATTGTAAGCGGCGATAAACTCGTCAAGGTCGTTGATGTTCTGCATTACAGACGCATCGACCTGCGTACCCTGTCCGGGCTTAACGCTGACTGAATATTTCGTATTCATTCCGCCGCCGCTTCGTGAAATGATGAAATCAACACCGGCAGTCAGCGACAGCGAGTCAACCTGACCGTAATCCCATTGTTGCTTCATCAACTTGATGATTTCCTCAAATACGGTAGCTGGTAGCTCAACGATCTGAGGTTCGATTCCATTTGCACCGCCAGCGCCGTTCAGGATCAAGCCGTTTACGAGAACACGCAGACGACTTTCAGACTCGGCAAGCGCTGCAGCCTGATCTTCATTTTGCGCATACGGCTTCGCCTGCTCGATGGCGTTGCAAATATCGCAAGACTGATCGAGAGCATGGCGAGCGCACAAGGCGATGGATTTGATCTGGAAGTTACCTTGATCATTCCTTTCGGTGGACTTCACAAAGTGAGCGCCGAAGTAGTGGTAAAAGCGATCATCACCGTCCTTCCAGGGCGGCAGGATTCGCATGATCGTATCGCCCATCGGAAGTTTGAAGGATTGAGGTTTGTTGTTTGAGGTGGACTTTTCTGCAACTTTCTTTTGCACCTTGTCCATCATTGAATCAAAGTTATACATTTGGCGTATCTCCTGTAACAGTCAGTGTTGACTTACAATTTAAGGATAAAACAGAAGCAGTGGGACTTCAAGACTTATTAGAACGAGCAGCCGCGAAGAATTCAGCAAAGCCCTTGCTTGCGGCAAAGTCTGGAGAGGTTGTCAACTCCATATGCTTGCTCTTGGCGCTCTGAACCATTACGTCGCGACGATGACGAAGAGCTTCGATAGCCTGCGTAGCTTCATCAAGAGCCTCTTGAGCCTTGATGTAATTTGAATAGGCTGCAATGTAGCGCCTATCAGCAATAACCTCTTTGGAAAGGCCCGCTTCGGTGAACTTCTCTTTGTTGTCGATATGGCGTTGTTTCAAATCTGCATGGACTTGCGCCTCTACCACGTCGCGCTTCAACTTCATTGCGGCATGCTGTTTAACGGCATCGGCGTGCAGCATTCCGTAACGAACAACCAACCCTGGATGCGTCATGAATGCACTGTCCAAATCATTGTCCGAATAGTTCACGTCGGCGGCGAGTTGATCTCTGTCTATGTAAGACTTTGCCTGCATTAGCTTGTAGCTCCTGTTTTGTTTTATTGTCTTTCGATGTGTAAGCATACTATCAAGTAATATGCGGGATGACAAGTCACGAATGACTTAAATGTGCTCGGCAACTTTTGCAAATACTTCTTCCATTTTTGGGTACATAGTTCCATCCATTGAAACCTGAACCGGAGAAAGACCAATTATAATGCTGGCGTCCAGATCAACATCAAATGAAACGGTTCCGCTCAACTCATTAATACTCCCCTTCAAGTCTTTAACCAGATAACGAGCTACCGTTGATCCGAGTGCCACAATGATCGGAGGCTTCAGTATTTCAATCTCACGGCGCAAGAATTGAGAACAAGCGTTGACCTGATCATTCTCAAAGAACTTTTGCCCTTGCGGCTTTTTACTCTTAACCAGAGTTGTGAAGTAACAATCTGCCGTTGATAGCCCCGCAGATTTCAAAGCCGCCTTAACGACTCCAGTTGCACCGCCTGAGCCGCTCATTAGCTCACCCGACTTCTCCTCTTGCCAATTCGGCGCATCAGTAACAATCATCACTTTTGGGCTTCTTCCAATTCTGAAGCCCATATGAGGGTTATCTTTAAGGTTGCACGCTTCACACGTATAAGTTTCGCCACGTATCGCCGCAAGCTTGTTGTCCAGCTCTGGCGATCTGACGATATATCGATCGGCCTTGACAGGTTCGCCAATCAATCCCGGTAGTAGTGCTTTCTGCTGGCGAATACGATCAGGATGTCTCGGTGCTATCTGCTTCAAAGTGATATGAGGGAAGCTTTTCGCATGACGAGCCTCCTCTTCAGGCCCAAAAGTCAGATTTGCAAAAACGCCAACTTTATCAAACGCGCCCTGTACTCGCTTGTTGACTCTGGTCTTATTAACATTGTCAAAGAAATCACAAAAGGTTTCGAATGGACGGCCAAGCTTTTCGCGAGCCTGCATAATGAAACGCTCGGTATTTTCTGAGCACCCCTTCACACGATTGAAAGGGGCGTACAGACACAAGCTACCGGCTTTGTCGTAGCCCACTTCGAAAGTTCCGGTTGATACGTTAATGTCGGGCGGGTATACGATAATACCCCTACTCTCGGCATCCGCGACCAATCCTGGGAGTTTTTCTTCGTCAAGTATGGTCATTGAAGCGGCAAAAAACTCTGCTGGGTAGTAAACCTTCAAATACATCGCCCAGTAAGAAATAACCGAATACTCTACCGCATGCGACCTGTTGAAGGCATATCCGGCGAACTTCTCGATTTTGTCGAATAGCAGGTTCGACTGAAACTCAGGCATTCCTGATTTCAAACAGCCCTCTATCCAGCGTTCACGCATGGCCGCCATCTTCTCGGCGTCCTTTTTGCCCATAGCTTTACGCAAGTGATCTGCTTGAGCCATTGTGAATCCAGCCAAGTCCTGAGCGATCTGCATGACCTGCTCTTGGTAAACAATGACTCCATAAGTGGTCTCAAGAGCTTTTTGCATGTTGGGATGCTCAACATTGGCAAAGTTCATTCCGGTCTTGACGCCAACATATTGATCGAGCAGACCGGAATCCATCGGTCCGGGTCGATATAGCGCTGTAGCTGCGGCAATATCATCAAAGGTCAATGGAGTTACAGAAGCCAAATTCTTAAGCAGATTCTGCATTCCGGCTGATTCAAATTGAAATACACCAACCGTCTCTCCTTTACCGAAAGCTTCCAGCACCCTCTCATCATCAAGCGGCATATTCATGAAGTCCAGGGTTACACCGTTTCTC